ATACCATATTCACGCAATTGTTGACGACGCACAATGTTTTCTGACTCGGGCTGATCTGCTAATGCTTCCGGATGCGTTAATGTACCAGCCGTCCAATAGAGCGTTGGTAAATTAGTCGCTTTGGCTTTTAACATCGCCATTTTTTCAGTTTCACCACGCTCTAGATGATACCCATACATTATATCCTCGATTTCATGATCTCCTGCTGCTCGCTGCGCTGTATTATCCTCTGCTCGCTGCGCTGTATTAGAGGTTTGAAGTGCCCTTTGCGCCGCCTGATAAGAACGTACACTAGGTCGCAATCTACTTGTTGGTGTCGTTTCCGGTACTCCACCCATCAATGCTGTATCAACTCCAGGTCTACCTACGCTCGCAGCAGCGGCAGCGCGCTGCATCCGTGACTCTTGACCAAAAGTTGGAAGAGCTTCGATCTTGAACTGCCCTCCTTGAAGGGCCTCCATCTGTTCAGGAGTTTTACCCGCTCGAGTAGCTGCTGCGGCAGAGACATCGACTGCTCTATGTAATCTCCTAGCCGGACCAATATCGGTATGCTGTTCGACAGTCTGCGTACCATCCGGCCAAGTGACTCTAAACAAGCGACCGAGCGTAGCCGCAGTAGGCAGCGCGATCCCCTGACGTTCCTCGGGGAAGTACTTCATTCCCCACAGCTTACCTAACGAGGCGCTACCAGGCTCATCCTGCCACTTTCCAGTCTTAGGATCAACGTCCTTAAATTCACCATAGGTGCCGTACCACGAACCTGATCCTGTAACGACATCGGTCGTTCCTGGCCAGGACTTGCGAACCTTTTGTTGAGTTGCGATATCCCATCCCTTCCCTGGCACAGGTCCAACTACTTCCGCTGGCGCGCCACTACCAGGTTGAGGTTGTGGACTAGTAGGCAATTGTATCGGATTACTTTCACCGCCGGTAGCCTTCCCTGGCACAGGCCCAAATGCTTCCGCTGGCGCGCCACCACCAGGTTGAGGTTGTGGATTAATAGGCAATTGTATCGGATTACTTTCACCGGTAGCGCCACCTTGTGGTTGATTATGGAAAGGTGGATTACCTTGTACATCTGGTTTCTTTCCAATATCCTTAATACCCAGCGCAGTATTTAAATCCCACAACGGCTGTTCCTGTCCAGATAGTAAAGCATTAAGTCGAGTAAATTCCCTAACCAATTCCTCAGTACTATCTAATTGCTTTTGAAAATCACCACTCGTCAAGTCCTGTGGCTGTGTAGTAATACTATCCTTAACTCCACCCATCAAATGCTGCGGTTCAGGAGCACCTTCACCTTCGCCTTTTTGCCTATGACGTGGGCGAAAATATCGATAGATCGGACCACCTAATGGACCCAACGGACTACCTGGAATAAAGTCACCTAAATTCGGCATCCACCAAGGCAATTCTTCAGTCTCTGTCATTCCTTCTTCAGCAGCGCCACTCACCTTTCCAGTAACCCACCTAAGACCTCTTATAATCGATCCCATAACTGGATCTTCCATAATCGACGCGCTAAGCATTTTTATGATAGCTTCAAAATCATTCTTCATTCCTCCTGTCATATTGGTCCAAACTTTCGCCGAGGCAATCATTGACTCCATATTTATTTTTGAATCTTCATCTACCTCCTTAAACTTTTCTGTAATCTGCTCGATGCCACTCAACCCCCACCAAGACAAAATTGACTCTGAAATCTTCGCCCCAAATTCTGGTTTCCCCATGTCTTCATAATGCTTTCTTAGCTTCTCTACAAATTCCTTAACTGCGTTTAATCCACCAGGTCGCGTCGAATTCAAAACCTCTGCAACATTACTATTAACCATCGCTCGTATCGAAGGATCAGGATCGCCCTCCATAGCGACCAGATTAAGTATCTGCTGTCTAATTTCGGGCAACCCAGCTTTCAATTGCGCAAGGCGTTGACCAAAAGAAATCTCCATTTCTGTCATACGCTCGCGACTAAGGCCAGATAATGCCGCCGTTTTAATATCTTCCATTAATTGCGCTGGATGAATACCCGCGCGTTTCGCGTTAGCGTCTAACTCAATTAATGATTGTGCCTTCGAACTAGCTAAGCTGATTGCTGCTGTAACTGTAGCGATAATACCACCAATAGCCCCACCAGCACCCTTAAATGTACCAGCGAAATTGCTTATTGCCTTACCGGCATTACCAGACGTTACTCCTTCAGTTAGTTGAGTAACTTGTCTTCCAATATTACCTGTGTGACGAAACAAACGACCAAATGACTCCTCGCTGGTCGTATTTATATCGCGAAAGTCAGTCTTGAACTGCTCAGACTGTTCTTTATAGTCCTGCTGTCCTTTGACTTCGACCTTGATGATCAGTTCTTCAAATTCGGCCAAAACTACCTACTCCTATTCGTCTCTAGCCGCTTCAGCTTCTCGTTGCATGATGCGCGTTAGTTGTATGGTTCGATAAAGATGAAGTTGCACGTCGCCAAGCGGCATGCTTAAAAAAGCCTCTGGCGATGTGTGATAAAACCTGGCGAGACGGTAGCAGTCAAGAATCAGATTTTCATCCGATCCTACCAGGCCGCCACCTCTGGAAGAAAAAAATTCCGCAACCTATACGCACAAGAGTTCCAGTCTCGAGGATCCATAACATCAAGTTGCGGAGACAATATACCAGATAAGTTAGCCATAATGAGCGTCATTTTTCTTTCGTCAATAACAACATCTCCATCAAGATTAATTCGACATGGATTACCACAACGATTTATATCACCTCCAGTAGGCTCTCGAAATGCCAATTCCTTTATTAGTTCTTGTTGGTTGTTTCGAATTGGTTTATGTAATAGCTTTACTTTAATTGGCCAAACTTCTATTGGCGCCACTGGCGCTTGCTCCTCCATTCGCGATGGTTCAGGCTTGACATCGATGACTGGGCCGCCACCATTTCCAGTAATAGGCATTTGCGGTTGTGCATCAGTTGCCGTAAAGCCTCCCCCAGGAGGCTGAAAACCTTCACGCCTTACTTGTTCATTCATGACCATTATCCTAGGTTGATCTCAAGACAAGAGATGCCTTCCCATCTTACACGCGCCTGACCGTCGCGCGTATTAAGCTCGAAAGCGCCTTTAACAGTAGCCCCTTGTAGGGTGTACTGCTTATTGTTGGCGAGTTGCGCGATGACCGTCGAATTAACCTGTGTGAGCAGGTCTTCAAAGTTAAGATTGGGCACCGTCGAAAGATCACCTTCGATGTAAGGCACGCGTGGTAACTCTTGGTAACCATGAACTCCATCTTGCCCTGCTATCATGGTGCGCTCGACAGGCGACGGGGAAACTGTAAAGTTTCCCCGCAATTGATATTGCCTCCCATCGACCGACAGGAAAGCAATTCCGGCAAACCGAATTGCCATTTCATACCTCCTATGTTATCAGACTTAGTGAAAGATTAGCCAAGACCGGGAGGAGCCGGCAATAAGCCAGTCACTCCAATCGTACCGGGATTTGGACCGATAATTTGCGTATCCAAACCACGATCATATTGTAGACGGAACTGCGCAAGAACAGCAAAAACACGAAGTTGGTTGATCAAGTCGGGTCCATATAACACGTTCACCCGGTTAGGATCATTAGGATCACGCTCCACGATCAAATTCGCCTTGAAGGCGGCGATGTTCTCGACCAGACCATTCCACATATCCATAGCATATTCCGCGATAAGCTCGCCCTTAATGATACCAGGAGTGACGATCGCTTGCCCAGGTCCAAAGCGCGTCCCATCATCCGCGAGCTTGACACGTGGATACTTAGAAGTAATGACGTAACGCTGATTACGAATAAGGCGCGCGAGCGTAGCCAACGTCGTAACCAACTCATAAGCGTCATCCTGGAACCCGTACAGATTGAGCTGGTATGTAGTGGTTTCGCGAGAAATCATCGGCTGATTATCTGAGCCAGCTTTCTGAGTCGCGATACCATTCTCTGCCAGCGAGTTCAACTCGATAGTATCGAAACGGTCTTTCAACGGCGCAAGCTTCACCGTATTAAGCGACAGTGTCTGAAGGGGTCGCGCCGGATCGTTAATGAGAGCGCGTTGAGCCTTCGCGGTATAAGCGGCAACAAAGTCAAGTACCATCGATGGCGCTGTCTGTTCTACCCCAAGCACGGAGGTGATACCACTATTGCGCGTATTACCGAAGCTAATCAAATTTGA